CGCATGGGCAAGTACGCCGGAAGGTGTGGAGGCCCGTTTGTTGTCTGAGCCGTTTTTTATCCGCGAAGTCTGGCGCAAAAAAATAGACTGGTTACGCGCCAACCGTGAAGCCCGACACATTAATGATTTTCTTATGGGGACCGTGAAAAAATCATTACTGCGTCTTGATGTCGTGCGCAGCAAGCAAGGCGTTGCGACAGACGTCAACAGCGAACTGGCCGCCTACTGGCATGGCCGCTGGCAACGCCTGGCAGATTTCACCAAACGGGAAGCGTTAAGCGCCGCGCATGAGATTGCCAACCGCCTGGCGGAAATGCTTGAAACTGAATGCGCTGCTTTGGGCCTGACCGCCGAGGGCATGAGCGTTGAAGACCTGGACTGGATTTATTGTCACCTGGGCCGCGAAATGCTGGCCCTTCGCGTTGTGCCGCCCGCATGGGCCGCACCGTGGGAACGTGATCGTATCTTTACCGCCATTCTGCGTATGTGCTCGCCGGACTGGTGGGGCCGTAAAATCTGGCGTCTTCGCTGTGACTGGCGCGAAAACCAGTTGCGTGCAGTCGGCGCAGTTCATCGCAAGGCCCACGCCTATGTAAGTGCATCAAGCCTGGTTGAGTGGCAGGAACAGCGCCGGAAGAACCGCGAATTTTTCAAGAGTCATGAGCTTGTAGACGAAGACGGCAACGTTTCATCACTTGAAGATATGATAAACAAGTCCACGTCCAATCCAGCGATCCGCCGCCATGAGCTAATGGCGCGTATGGCTGGCGTGGAGCTTGTCGCACAACAGCGCGGCGATGTGGGCATCTTCCTGACCATCACTTGCCCGTCCAAATATCACAGCAATGTCGAATCCGGTCACCATAACAGCAAGTGGAATCACACCACCGTTGCCCAGGCGCAGCGGTATTTATGCCGCGTCTGGAACCGCGCAACCGCCAAACTGAAGCGTGAAGATTTGCGCCCTTATGGCTTCCGTGTCGCAGAGCCACACCACGACGGCACGCCGCACTGGCACGCCCTGTTATTCATGCCGCAGGCGGAAGTTAAAGCCACCGTCGCGATCCTTCGCGCTTACTTCATTGCGGAGGACCGCGACGAACTGGGCCGCAATACCGGCGCTCGCTTCAAGTCCAAAAAAATGGACCCGCGCAAGGGGTCAGCTACGGCCTACATCGCGAAATATATTTCCAAGAATATCGACGGCCACGCGCTGGCCGGTGAGCTGGACGACGAGACGGGCAAGCCGCTGAATGAAACGGCCAGATATGCAATGGCGTGGGCATCGCTTCACCGCATCCGCCAGTTTCAGCCGTTGGGCCAGCCGCCCGTGTCCGTTTATCGCGAACTGCGCAAACTGAGCAACCAGCTAACCAACCAGCGCAAAATCGCGAATACCTTCAAACGTGGCGCGGCATTGCTGGCAGATCCCGAAATGGATGCGGTCTGCGCTGCTGCCGATGTGGGTTGCTTCGCCACATACATTTTGCGCCAGGGTGGTGTGTTGATCCCGCGTGAAAACTATGTCGTCCGCCTCGCCTATCAGCCAGCCGATGAAATGAACGCCTACTGTGAGATCCCGGAAAAGGTCTTCGGGGTCTGGTCGCCACGTCTGGGCGAAGGTTCGCGCATTTGCACGCGTCTGGTTAAGTGGACAATCCGCGCCAAATCCAAAGCCGCCACCGGGGCCAAAAGCGGCCCTGGTTTGGGGGTTGACGTTTTGCCGTCGCCACCCGGCGACGCTTGGAGTTCTGTCAATAACTCTACGGAAGACGAAAAAATCACCGATTTTGCGCCTGACGTGGAGGATGTGACAGACGATTCAGAGGAAGAAATGGTCGATTTTGAAAACATGGATGCGGCCACGCGGCGCAAGCTGGTTCGCCGGTTGCGGGAAACGCCAGTCAGAAGGGTAAAAACAGATTCACCGTATGACCCAGGCAGTGAACTGGATGTCGCCTGGCGGGCTGCAGTGGAGAAAATCAACTCAAAATCGGCTGAGGAAAGCGCCAGACGGGCCGCGCTTGCGCCAGCGGTTACCAGTTTGCTGGCCGATGCCTCCCTTTATGGGCTGGATATTTCCGAAGCGCAGGCAATTTCACTGCTGAAAGGCAGCGGGCTGGAAATTAACGGACAGGTTTACCGAGCCAGTTCGGGCGGTGAGTTAATTACGCGTCAGCAAGACGACGAATCCGGCACGGTAAACAAATTATGGGAACGGCTGAGGGATAACCACGGCGTTGATATCTCGCGGTTGCGGTTCGATCCGGTCGGCGAATACAGAAAGATGGTGGCCGCCGCTGAGGGGCAACCACCGAAACGATAAGTAAATCTCGCTGGCCGTCGCAACTGGTTGCGATGGGTGGCGGGATTCTGCGGGAGCGGGCGGCAAAAAGTCCGCGTCTTTGGAATGGTCGTAATAAAAAAGCCCGCTTGATGCGGGCTTCTTCTATGCAGTCTGGCCGTTGAGCAGGTCCAGCGCGAACTGGCGTTCTTCCGGCTTAAGCCGGTCAATCAGGAATTTGACCAGCTTGTTACCGGTCAGCCCGCTGGGGCTGAGCGTGTGAGAAAACGAGGCGTTAAACACAAACGTGTGGCCGCATTCAACTTCGGTGCACGCGCAGTATAAATCCGCCAGTTTTTTGTCTTTCCAGTCAGATTTACGAATGATGGCCGGTTGACCGCATTCAGGACATTTAATTTTAAAAACTCGCATGTTCACCACCCCGCACGCCATTGCTAACAATGGGGATGATTTTAAACTAATTACGTTCATTTTTCGCCCTTATCGGCGGTAATTACCGGCAATTCAACGTCAAAATTAAGGTGTAAGCGCGGCGGGATTTCCGGGTCATTGTTAACCCCATTCATAAATTTACGCTGCAACGGGATAACCTCATCTTTCCGGTAGGTCGTGCGGGCGGTTTCAGGATTGCCCATTACCGCGCCGTTCGTCGGGATGATGCCCGCCAGCCCTGCGGGGAAGCGGTGAGCGGTAAAGATATCCTGTGCGGTGATCCCTTTGATATTCTGGAATTCATCCTTTGCGCTGACTTCACCCACCGGCAGGATTTTGACCCCGTCCGGGTCGCCTTTCGGGATGTTGATAAACATGTTGCGGAAGTTGCCCAGCCCTTTGGACTGCGCAATCTTGTCTTTGATTTCGTTTTCCATTTCCAGCGTTAAATTTGGGTCGCTGGTATACAGAATAAAGCCCATATGCGCACCGTTGTTGTAGTAGCGGCGGCGAAAGATGGTCGCTTCGCTGTTAAGTAAAACGGAATGGATCCCGCCGATATAATCCGGCAGGCCATAGACCTGCTGACGCGGGTCATACATTTTAAAGAAGACAATGTCTTCCGGGTCATAAATCAGCGCTGGCCCTTCCTGGAGAACGGCGAACGTTCCGTCTTTACGGCAGCGCAGATAAAGTGACGGCAGCGGCAGCAGGTCGATCACCTCCCCGAATACGTTGCGAATTTTCAGGATTGCGACGTCGCCAAACAGCAGATAATCAAAGACCGCCTGTTCGACCTGGTCAGGCGTCAGGCCGCCGCTGATATAGCCACCGGCAACCATGTTGCGCCGCGCATACAATACGCCACCATGCTGGCCGTTAAGGTTTGGCAACTGAGCCAACGCCAGCCGGTCAATCGGGAGCCGCCAGTGATCCGCCTCGTTGTCATACCAGATATTGTGATAATCGGTGCCGGTCGTCAGGATGGGCTCTGGTTCGCCAAAGGTGATCACGCTGCCGCGCCCTGGCGTGAACGTTTCAACGTTGTTGCCGGTCATTGCCCTGAATTTTTTCGCTTTACGCTGTTTCTTTGTCGTCATGCTGCATTCCCAAAAGCCCAGGTCGATGGGCGGTCAAATTCGTGATCGATAGGTTCGTTTATTACGGCGTGCGAGATAGCAAAGAAAACATCCGCGTGGCCGGTTGCGTCGGAACGTTCAGCAACGAACGTTAACGCGTTGCCGCTGTTAGTTGTGGTGCGCCGGATAGCCATAAACGACGCGGGAATTTCGACGCGCTCTTTGTTGGTTTCGTCTATGGCGTCTTTCGCCCATTCGATGCGCTTACGTTCCACGACGTCGATCATCTTCATTACAAGGCGGTTT